TGGGATTACTCCAGAAACGAGAAGATCAGGATCAGCGCCGCAACGGCGAGTCCGACGCGCAGCCGGTGCGCGAACCGACGGTCGGGATCGTCGCACTCGCTCCGCAGGGCGCGGGCAAGGCGGAGAAACTCAGTCATCCTTGCGCCCCTTGGCGGCGCGCAGCCGGGCCAGGACGACCTCGATGAAGGCCGGGCCGAACACGCCGACGAGATAGGCGGCGGAGCCGGCTGCCCCACCCGCGGGGATCGCGTCGGGGCGCAGCCCCAGCCAGGCCGCGATGACCGCCATCGACAGGCTGCCCATCCCGGCCGCGATCAGCCCACCGAGCAGGATGTGCCGCAGCGCATCTCGCAGGCGCATCTTCGTGGTCAGGGCATTCGTGGCCCCGCCGAGCGCGCCCCAGGCGGCGAGGATCACGGCGGTCGAGGCCGCGAGCTCGCGCAGCACCGCGGCAATGAAGTTGCCGGAATCGTTCATCGCCGGATCTCCAGAAGCGGGATGGAGGTGATCGAGCCGAGCCGTTCGAGGTCGAGCGTGACGTCGAGCGCATCGGTGTCGAAGCGGACCGGCACGTCGAAGGCGAAGCCCGCAGTAATCGCGACGCCCGCGGCCGGCGCGGTGTCGAAGGTCACGATGCCGGTGGTCGTGTCGACGGACCAGCCCGACATCTGCTCGACCCCGCCGAGCGCGACGCGCACGCTGCCTGCAACGGGCTTGGCGATGGCACGGGTCCAGCTCTGCGCGCCGGAGCTGTAGCGTTTCAGGAGCGCGAATTCCTTGAGGCTGCCATTGCCCGTGCTGATCGTCTGGTCGGTCGGCGATGGCGTTCCCGATGGCAGGCAGGACTTGTGGTCACCCCAGTCCTTGAAGCGGAAGCCGTGCAGGCGGCCATTGCGCGCCTCGAAGAAAGCGACCACCGCTGCGAGATCGTCCGCGCGCCGGATGCCGTAGGCGACATCGTAGCGACGGCGCGAGTTGGCCCAGCTGGCGTTGCGTTCCTCGTCGCCCGAGGCGAGCTCGACGATCTGCGTGCGCCGCTCCGGGCCGCCCCGCGCGCCGCGGCTGATGTCGTCCGGAAACCGGACCTCTTGGAAGGCCATGGCTCAGAGCCCCCGGCGCCCGAGCGACACCGCGCGCGAGATTTCGGCGTTCGGCCGGCCGAACGTCCACTGGACGTTCCGCTCTTCGGCCTCACCCTGCGCCCGCAACTGCCGGAAGCTCTCGTTGCCACGCCCTTTCTTCATGATCAGGTAGAGCATGGTCACATCCCCCTGCGCCCGAGCGAGACCGCACGGGCGATGTCTGCGGCCACCTGTGTCCGTGATTGGCGGAAGCTCTCGGCGTCGCGGGTCTGGATCGAGATGTTGATGATCGGGGCGGCCTCGCGGTCGCGGCGCGGGGCCTCAAAGGCGCGCGCCTCCCGGCGCGAGAGCACCCGCTCGCCGCGCTGCAGGATCGCCGGCACTTCGTCATGACGGAGGCCCAGCGTGCCGCCGGAATGCATCCGCGGGGCCGCCGCGAAAGCCGCAGCCGGAACCATGCGCCCGGGTCCGGGTGCGCCGACCACACCGCCGGCATGGAGGACGTTGGCGAACAGACCGCCGGCGCCCTCGAGCGCGCCGCCGAGTGCACCCGCGATCGGCCCCAGGATGAAACGCTGCGCGGCGAGCTGCGCGAGATCGGCGATGAGCGAGGTGACGAGATCGCGGACCTTCAGCTTGCCGGTCTTCACGAACTCGCCCACCGCGTTCTCCGCCGACCGGAAGGCGCCGACGAGGCTCTGGCCGATGTCGCCGCCGATCTCGCGGGCCTTCGTGGCGTAGTCCGACAGCGCGGCCGTGACCGCCTGCCAGCCGGTGACGGCCCGCTCGGTGCTGGGCTCCGCAGCAGAAGCTGCCGCCCCAGCCGCGGCGCCGGCTTCGGTGGCGGCCTGTCCGGCTGCGCCGAGCGCCGCCTCGAACCGGCCGGCGGAGGCCGTGGCCGCTTCGAGCGCCGCCGCGCCGTCCGAGCCCGCGCCCGCCACGGCGTCCTTCAGCGCCCGCCACGCGGTCATCGGGCGCGCGGCGGCCTGAGACAGCATTCCGGCCGCCTCGGCATAGCCCGCGGCGCGGCCGCGCGCATCCTCGGCCATCCCGCCGAAGAGCTCCGGCGCATCGACATAGGTGCGGCCCATGGCGGCGCGGAAGGCCTCTCCCGCGGCATCGCCGACGGCCGAGGCCGCGCCGGCGAAGGGGTTCTCGACGCCGTCCAGGTCGACCGGGTCCAGCGTGCCGATGGAGAGGCCACCTTCGCCGGTCGCCCAGTCGGGCAGGTTGGAGAGCGCCGCGTTCAGCCGGGTGATGAAGCGGTTGATCCGCACCACCACGCCGTTGATCATCGACTCGACGCCGTCGATCAGGGCATTCGCGGCCTGAAAGGCAAAGTCCCCGATGGCCTCGGGCAGCGCGCCCCAGGTCGCCTTCACCGCGTCGAACGCGCCGGAGAAGGTCGCGACCGTGCTGTTGCCCCAGCCGACCACAGCCTCTGTCGCGCCCTGCAGACCGTCGTAGATGCTGGCCTGCGCCGCGGCCCAGCCGGCCTCCACCCGCGCCCAGGCGGCCCCGGCGCTGAGCGCGATCCGGTCCCAGGCCTCCGCCGCCACGTCCCTCAGCAGACCGAGCGCGTCGCCGATGCCGCCGGTCGCCGCCACGAGACGCGTGAACTGGTAGATCAGCTCGCCCGCGCCGACGATGAGCGCCCCGATGCCGGTGCGGATAAGCGCCCCGCGCAGGACGACCAGCGCCGTGGCGAGCCCGCGGACCGAGAGCGCCGCCGCGACCATGCCGGCCACCCAGCGGCCGGCGAGGAAGCCGGCGAAGGCCGCCGCGGTGCTGGCCACCCGCCCGACATTGTCGATCAGCAGGACGAGCGCGTCCGAGATGCCGGTGAAGACGCGCTGGATCGGCCCGCCCACTTCGCCCAGCCGGGCCAGCCCTTCGGCCGCGCTTTGCAGTGCCGGCGCGGCGGCGACGGCCAGCTGGTTCGACAGGCCCCGCCAGAGAAGCCCCAGCCGCGAGATCGCGTCGTTGGCCTCCTCGATCCGGTCCGCGTCCGCATCGCTCACCAGCACGCCGAAGCGGCGCAGCTCGTCGTTGGCCTGGCGCAGCTGCGCGGTGTCGAGCCGCTGGAAGGCCACGAAGGCGCGGTCGCCGAAGAGCTGCGAGAAGAGCGCCGCCTGCTCGGAGGCCGCCGCGTTCTGCCGGATCGCCTCGGTCACCCGCGCGATGCGCTGGTCGAGCGGCAGCGCCAGCAGCTCCGCCGCGTTGAGCCCCAGCCGCCGGATCGCGTCGGCCGCGGGCCCGCTGCCGTCGGCGGCGAAGAGCGACAGGCGGCGGGTCAGGCGCGCCGAGCCGGCCTCGAGCTCGCGGAAGGAATTACCCGAGAGGTCCGCCGCCCGCGCGAGCACCTGCACGCTCGCGGTGGTGGTGGCGAGCGACTGCGCGAGCTTGGCCTGTGCGTCGACGGTCTGCAGCCCCGAGCGGATCAGCGCCGCACCGGCCGCCGCAGCCGCGGCGCCGACGACCCGGGCGATCCGCGAGGCCTGCCGCGCGAAGCCGGCGAGCCGGCGGTTGGCCGCCTCCATCTCGCGCGAGAGGCGCCGGAAGCCCTGCTGCCCGGCCTCGCCCACACCGCGCAGCGCATCCTTGACCTGCCGCCCGCCCGTCGCCGACAGGCGCACGCTCACGCGTTTCTCGGCCATCAGTCAGCCCCCATGGCGCCGCCATCCCCGCGGGCCTCGTCGTTTCGTTTCTGCAGGGTCTCGACCACCACCGCCTCGACATGCGGGAGAAGCTCGGCGGCGGCGACCGGGTCGGCACCGCGGGCACGGGCCATCTCCAGTAGCGCGGTCATGTCGAAGCCGATCACGCCGCCCATCGGGGCCAGCCGCAGCTGGCCGCCCGCCGCCTGCACCAGATCCCGCACCTGCCGGCCCTCGCGCGTCAGCGGCCGCTCTTGCGTTTGCGGGCAGTCCGGGCACGGCCCTTGGCACCCTGCGCAGTACTCCGCGCCCCCGCCCCAGACCCAGGCTGCGAGGGCGCAGAGGCGTTTTTTTCCTGCTCCAGCAGCAGCCCCTTCTGGACGTAGCGGGTCTGGAACGCCTCGAAGATCGGCCAGATGTCCATCAGCGCCGGAATCGTCTCCGGCCCGGGCTCAACCGGGGCGCCCTTCGCGTCGCCCACGCCCTCCCACTCGACGATCGCGAGCCGGGCCAGCGCCACCGCGAACGGGATCGCCACCGCCTCGTCGGTCGCGCGCGACGTCTCCGCGTCGTCGCCCTCGCCGGGCACGGTCTCCAGCGCCGCGAGCACGTCGGGGTCGCGGCGCGCCTCGGCCATCAGCGCGGTGGTGATCGGCAGGAGTTTCAGGCGCACGCCGCCGGGCATGTCGTGCCAGGCGGGTTTGCGGGTCATGTCGAGTCGGAGCATCAGTACTGGTCCACGTCGTTGATGAGGGTTGCGGTGGCCATGCGGCCGGTGCCGGGATCGCGCGCTGCCTGCCAGTTGAAGGTCGCCTGGATGCCCTGCGGCCCGTCGATCCCGATCCGCGGGCGTGGCAGGTAGACGGCATGCGCGGTCAGCGTGAAGCTCTCGCCCGAGGGCAGCGCGTAGCCGAACACCAGCTCGCAAGCCTCCCCACCGATCGCCTGCTGCAGCAGTGTCTCGTCGGCGAAGCGGACCGCCACGTTGCCGGTCAGCGCGGCGATGCCGGGCTCCACGCCGTCGATCTTGCCGTCGGCGCGGATCGTCTCCACCCGGTCGAGATTGTTGGCATAGGTGATCTCGGCCGAGACGAGGTTGCCGAGCGCGGTGCCATTCCGCTGGACGCTGCCGTTGAAGCTGCCGAAGCGCCTGAGCGCGGGCTCGGTCAGCGTGCCGGCCTGGCTCGTAGCACTCTTGTCCTCGCCCTGCGCGATCACGCCCACGGTCGCGGTCACGAGGCCCGAGCGTTCCATCGACCATTGCAGCTGGTTGACCCGGCAGCCGGGATACATCGCGTAATGCGGCACCTCCGGCAGGCCCTTTTCAAGCGCGAAGCTGGGCAGGTCCCAGGCGCCGGACTGAAACTCGTGGGTGTAGGGGCCGGTGCCGCTGGTCGTGGGCGGCCCGAACGCGGCCTTGAGCCAGTAGCCCCAGGCCTCCGCGTCGATCGGGACCACCACGTCGCCATCTGCGGTGATCGCGTCCTTGACCGGCGCCAGCGGATCGCGGCCGTAGCCCAGCAGTTCGGAGTCGAGCAGCGGCTGTTCGGCGGCGACGGTCAGCCCCGGCGCGAACGGCATGCGGACGAAGCCGCTGGCGGGCGGCGTGCCGTAGGTGGTCTCGAACCCGAACGCCAGCCGCGCCCGCGCCCCAAGGGATCGTGCCATGGTGGTCTCCTCTCACGAAAAGGAACGGCCCGCGGAGCGGGTCCGCGGGCCGGTGGGTCAGTGGTCGGGTTACAGGGAGTGCCCCGGTGTCGTTTCCGCTGCGCTCAGCTCAGCGGGTCGTCCGTCGAATAGTGCAAAACCACCGCGATGGTGGCTGCCTTCAGGCCCGCCGCGCCCTCGACCGGCAGGTCCACAGGGCGCGGCGCCTCCGCCTCGACCCAGTCGCAGAGCCCGCCCAGCGTCCGGTCGGCGGCGAGCGCCGTGCCGATGCTGGCGGTCAGCGTGTCGAAGGCTCCGTCACGGTCGGCGCCTTGGATCACCGCCTCGAGTTCCGCACGGTGCTGATAGTGGTAAGCAAGCGGCGACAGCGTCACCTCCGGATCCCCCGGTTCGCCGTCGCGCAGGATCAGCAGCCCCTCGGCCGGCACGCGCTCGGGCAGTACCTCGCCGCGCAGGACGGTGGCAGGCAGCGCCGAAAGCCGTGCGTGCAGCGCGGCGAGGATGGTTTCGCGAGGGGTGGGCATGACCGATTTCTCGATGCAGAGCTTTCAGCGCCATCTCCGTACGAAGGGTGCGAGCGATGGCACCGGCGCAGGATCACGGGCTCTCGACGGGTTCGGGAAGATCCGTGGCGGAGCATCGGACACCGCGAGCCCGCGTATAGAGCATGCTTCCCTCCACGCCCGCGAGGATATCGTCGTCCACCTCGAACTCGGGGAACTGCCGCAGGAACGGCGTTGCACCGCAGCCCGGCACGGCGCATTCGGGCCGCGATTTCGGGCAACGATTGAAGTGACAGAGCCGGCCGAGATAGGCGTCGCTGCCAGGCTCGAACAGGAACACGTCGACCTGATGGTCTGCCACGCCGAAATCCTGTTGACGTTCGTGTTCGGCCCTCAGCGCTGCCACCTTTGCCCGCCGCAGATCATCGAGGCCGGCGAGGTCGTCAAGCCAGAGCGCGAGGTCGAGGTCCTTGCATTCATGCCAGAGCGGAATGCCGCGACGACGATACGGGGCGAAGCGCGGCACTTCCTTCCACAGTGGCCTGGCAACCGATCCGATGACCGCGATCGCGGCAACCTGCGGGAAGCTGGACCAGGCATCCGTGATCACGTCTGCCGCACGCCGGAAGTGCCGTTGCGTCCGCAACAGATGGGCGTTGTCCTCTTTCAGGCGGTCGGTCGAAGGCATTCCGTGGCTCGGCATGGTTCGGCAACCAGTCTGGCCCCGTCCGCGTACTGGCGCCAGCGGGTTTGCTTTCGACATCTCATCGAAAACGTCCCTCCACCCAGTTCGCCACGATCAGCCCCGGCACGCGGTCATGCGCCCGCTCGGCATCCCTGTCCAGATCGAGCCGCTTCGGCAGCTTGACCT